GTCTGCGTCAAAGTTGTAATCACTCTTAAATTCAGGTTTAACCCTCCAGAAAAAGTTTAACAAATGATCGCTAGAATCCTGTAAGAACCACGCTGTCGTTGATGTTAGGTATCTCCAAGGAATTATTTTGAATACTCCCTCGAAAATGTTTACATCATTGTTAGCTGTCCCTGGTCTCAATGTTGATTGAGTTAGGATTTGAGCTGTCTTTCTTAGATCTACTGGGATGATGAGCTTATCGGCTTGGAAAGTAACGATTTGACCTTTGTCATCCAAAACCTTCTCAAGTGCTAATCTTCCTGTTTCAAGGTTTGTCTCTGAAAGAGTTATACCTGTTGAGGATGCGTTAGATTGTGCGGTTCCACCATCTGCTCTATCGTGTGATGTTGAGCAAAGGGGGTTTCCATCTCCGTATGATGTATAGCTTGTAGAGAACGCATTGTTCAATACAGAAGCTGCATGATACTCGGTTGTTCTAACTGTAGATTTAGCTAATAGCTTGGGAAGTCTTGCGATAACATTGTGTTGATCGTCTTCCATTAATTCTTTCGAGACTTTAAATCCCTTTGTATACTTCTTGTGACTGTAGACCGTCTTGTACATCTTAACTGGGTCTTCGTAATCCAAAGCACCTAGTTCAGAAGTTTCGATTAACATACCGAAACCAGTTGTAGCAGAGTCAGTCTCAGAATCTTTTGTTGAAGATACAACGTTGAAGACTTCAGGCATTACCTGAGGCTCTTCTGTGTACCTATCAAGAAAGATTTGACGTATAGCGGGATCTAGCTCGTCTTTAAAGTTTCCTCTAATAGCTGCCATAATTTCTCCCTATACTCTACTACGCTTGTTGGGCGTAAGGATCTAGTTGTGATTCAGCGATTCTAAAGAGTCCTTTAGAAGCATCTGCATCATTATCTGGATCTAACCCAACTAACTGGAATTGGCCTTTATCGTCATTAGCAGACGAAGCATTTATTGTATCTTCATCCGTAAGGTCGAAGAATTGCATAAGATTTGTGGTTGCAAGAGTACCCGATGAGTCGTTTGAGAACAACGCATATTTAGATACAATTATACCAACCTTATACATATCGACTGTTTCATTGTCAGAAGCAACTGTGAATGTATCGGTTGTTCCTGAATCAGGTGCAATAGCGATTCCATTCTTATCAACAACTTGTGCAGCAATACCAGCGACTTCTTCACCAGCAGTTGCGACAACTGCGTGACCATCGGTGTTTATCATTATTGCGTCACCTATTGTAATTGTGTCTGAATTATCAATGATGAAATACAGTAAAGTAGGCTCGTCTTTAGTAATGAGGGACTTTCTGTAAGAAAATCCTGCCATAATAGCCTCCTAGTAGTAAATTAAATACTACTGATACTATAACTTAGCTTGTCAAATCGTCAAATCCTATAAAACAAGTACGCCCTATTTCTAAGGCGTACCTACAACAACAACCTAATGTCGTTATTTTATTAAATTTCACCCTCAGCCTGTGCTTTTTTCCAACTTTCAGCTGCTTTTTCAGGGTCTACACCTAATTTTTCAGCTATTTCTGCTTGTTTAGGAGTAAGACCGCTAGAAGATTGATTAACATTACCTGAAGGCATGGTATTAAATGTTCCATAAGAATTTTCCCTTGCTTCCGCAAAACCTTCTAAACGACCCTCTTCTTTTAACTCTTTGGCTTTTATAGACATATAAGTCCTTTCTAGTAAAGTAGGAAGTTTAGTCAGAGGAACGGTGTTAATGTTCTGACCAAAATCAGCTAAATAAGTGCCTATTTCTGACCTTATCTTTTTCTGTTGGTCTGCTGGGAGACTGGTAATACCATATCTCTTCTCAAACTCAGCTACCTTTTCTGCTCTTGTACTAGCCTTAATTTCTGCTACATCTTGGTTAAGTTTTTCACTCTGCTCATCGACATCTCCAGTAGTCGTTGGCGTTGTGTCTTTTTTAACTTGTTGCTCGGTTGGTACTCCATAAGCCTTTTGATATACTTCTTGGAACTTTGATTTGAGTTCTGGATTATAGGCAACTGTGTTGATAACAACATTTGCTTGTTCGATAAACTCTTTCTGACTTCCAAGTTCATTTCCCATTCTTCCAAGCTCTGATTCAAGTTCTTTAATTCTCTTATCTCTTGGGTCTTCTTTTGGGGATTCTTTTGCAGGTTCTTTTGTCGGTTGTTCGACAATAGATTCAACTTTTTCTTCATTCATTTAAATTTCACCTCCTTCGGATGTCTGTTTAGACACGCCCCGAAATAAATACTATCTACCTCTTCTTGATTTCCTAAGTGGTTTAGTCCACCCGTCGGAGGCATAATAAGCTCTTACCTGCCTCTTTGTGTACTTTTTACCACTTGGACTTTTATATTTTTTTCCTACCTTTTTAAATGGCATAATTATACCACACTAATAATTCCTATAACTCGGTGAATACTGGTCTAACATTCCAATCCTGTTTAGAGTATCTGTTGCGTATTGTAAACCTCTACCTAATTCAGAATAACCTCTTGAACCAGCATTATAGGAAGCTAGTGCGTCAAAATAATTATTATCGTACTCTGTTAGTAAGTCTCTTAAAATTACTGCTGCTTGTTCTATTGCAAAAGCTGGGTCTTTCAAAGCCTCAGCATATTCTTCTGGGGATGAGAAACCAGCCATCTGATAAAAATTCTCTGGAATTACCTGTGCTATTCCTACTTCCCCAGATGTTCCCGTTAAATCTGGTGTGTAACCAGCACCGCCTGACTCAGAAGCTATTAAAGAAGCGAGAATATTTGGATCTATTCCATATTGGTCAGCACTTTCTATTAAATAATCCCTGTAACCTGCTGGAAAAGACTCTTTATCCTGATAGTCCCACATTATCTTTCTCTCTGGCTCTGCTACGGGAGTGTTTCCAAAAGTACCCTGCGGTGCGTCATCTGAAAGTTTAGTAGGTCTTGGTATTACATCCTCAGCTACTCTTTTTATATTTTGACCAAGATAATCACCAAGAACTTTAGCATTTCCACTAACATCTACCTGTCTCATTTTATTTCTAATGTTTTCCCAAAACTCAGGGGTTATTCTTGGCATTTTCTTCCTTTTCAAACATTTCTACTTTTATAGTATCTACCAGTCTTGCCATATACTTTATCCCAAAGGCTTGTGAGGCATAATCAGCGTGTTTAACATTTAATGCGGGGCTGGATGGATTGAGGTTAAAACAAGACTTCATTAAATTCTCTATATATCTTTTAGAAACCTTCTTATAAATATCCCATTCAGGGGAATCTTTCATTCTCGCTAAAGCCTCTGCTTCTGGCAAGGTTATTTTTACTTTATATGGAATATCTATACTTTGGAGAATATCTCTTTCTTTTTTCTTCACATTGTCGGAGCTATACCTGTTGCACCTACCATTTTACCAGGCATAGATGCTTGGGCGTCACTCCCCTCCACACCTTGGGCTACCGACTGTCCTGGTTGAGCCAAAGGAGTCTGCGTTCCACCTTGAGACCTTAAATCCTGTGCGGTGGACTCGCCTAAAATATGTGCTGATATGGTCTCTATAAATGTATCAAATTTTCCTCTAGGAAGATTCTTTATTGGTTCTGAGTTTATAAATGCCAAATGAATATTTGTATGTCCTCTACTTGCATAAGGAGTAGGTGGTATCTTTTCACCATTCATCATCAGTTCATTTTCTCTATTAGCAAGTTCTAAAAGTTGTTGCTCATCCACCATACCTTGCTGTCCCTGTTCCTGTTGTTCTACCTTTAACTCATCTGGGTCAAAATCATTTACTTCTAAAATCTTGTCTGCAAATTTACCAGCGTCTATATGTCCTTGTTCAATAGCAGCCATAATGACTGGGTTATTAGAAAGTTCATTTACTTTCTGTTGAAGCAAGGGTTTAGAAACTGGAAGAGTGGGTTCGGCACTCATTCTTAAATCATAAGATCCATAGGATGGAATGATGTAGTCTGGTTTAATCTCAAAGAAGTGGTCTCCTCTATCTTTCTTTTCTATTAGATTTCCGTCTCTGCCCATTTCAAGCAACACATTAGGAGTAGATATACTTCTAAACTTAGGCATCTTACCCTCACCAACTATTCCCTCAACCTGCGGTGTCTTGTAGAACTGAACTATGTTTGAAGCTCTAAGTCTGATTACTCCTGTGAAAAGCTCTCTTGATAAGAGCCATATCTTCATTCTTAAGGCTCTCATTGTTGATTCTTTTTGTATAGCTGCATCCGTTGCAGTAGTTGTTGGCTGAGGTGAAAGAACCCCTGTAACCTCACGACCATCTTGCTTTAGAAGCTCCTCCTCACGATACGCTGATGGGTTAATATCTCTATACTCGAAAGGCTTTATCGAATTTGGGTCATCTACATAAACAAAGCGAGAAGGAGCTACTATAGCCTCGTCCTCATCAAAGTTCTCTTTATTAGATACGAAGAAAGTCTTGAAAATATCCAAGTGCTGTCTATCAATCCTCATTCTTCTAAGGGTTGTCAGTTCGTCCTGAATAGACTCTAAAAGCTCTGGTTCACCCATATCATAGAACCCAGAACCTACAACTCTTTTAACATCAGAACCTTCAGCAAATGGAAGTTGCTTGTGCATATAAGGATTTGGGCCATTCCTTATCACGACATCGTTAGCAACTATAACTAACTTATCTGGGTTTCTACCCCAGTAATATAAAACTTCAACCTGGTCAGCTAACATACCTGACGCTGGTTTGTAATATTGATAATATTCAGAATTAGCACCTGGCTTTACATATTTAACCGCATCATATTGGTCGAAGATAGATCCTTTAAATAACTCAAAAAAGGCGTTAAAATCCATTACATATCTTCTTACACAATCCTGTGCTTTGTATCTTCCCCTGTTTATTGTTTGTGCTAACGGGTCAATATAAAAATCATAAAGACTAACTGTCTCACCATAAACATCGTCAAAATCCTTTATCTCTTTTTTAACATACTCTTCCTCATTCTTTTCCATATCGAACTTCTTTAAAAACTTAACTATTCTTCTATCCTGCCAATAGTCTTCCTGCCATACAGTCTTTCCTAATATAAGGGCTTGTTTAATTGCTGCGTAGGCTTCTAAATCACCGTCTCCTATTTCCCAAGTATAATCTTTGATGTAGTTCATTAACTTAGCTTTGGGAATATCCTCAATACCTCTTGCAACAATAGTCGGTTGAATAGTTTGGTCTATCATTTCAGCAAGAGCCTTTTCAACTATCGTAGTTGTAAATGGAGGAACAATGGTTGATTGCCAATCATCTGCACTTCTATCTGGTCTCCACGATTCGTATTGCTTTTCCCACTTTCTCCACTTCGCTTCCAAGTCACTACCATACTTATCTACCCTCCCCATCTTCATTAAATGAAATCTCTCATAGACGTGCTTTCTAACCTCTTGAACTTCGTCAGAGGGTTTATAAATTGAGTTTATTGTTGCATTTGTATTATCTCTAAAGTTTATCATCTCTTTTATAGTATAACTTATTAAGCAGGATAATCTGTTCTTCTATTTGTTCTTCTTTCCATACGCTTCCTTGGTGGGTAAGAGATTTCTAATATAGAAGCCAATGCATCAATTAAGTCATCGTTTTTTCCTCTGGGAAATCTCCTTAACTCATCTTCTAAATCCATTGTTTCCTTGATAGCCTTGTTGTGAAATACCGTTCCTGTCTCGTATCTTGGCTCTAAGCCTCTGATTCTTTCATCTTTAGATTTATCGTGATGTGTAAGCTCCTTAATAGGTATAAAACGATTCCTTTTCTTCATTTCATCGTTAATAGAAAACTGTAAGATTTTCTGGAATGCTACGGTCTCCATCCCTATCGTAATAGGCTTCCACTTCTCATCCCAATAGAATACTTGGTCAATTAAACGGCTGGGATTAACCTTATCTCTCCATATATCCAAAATGTACCAAGTGTTATTCTTATCTACCCCTACACAAACCATAGCAGAGTAATCAGCACTCTTTTTATCGGAAAGGGCGGGGTCTATTGCAATAAATTTGTTTAAATCAAGTCCTGTAAGGTCGGTTTCCTCATAATACTTAAAATCAAACTTAAACAAGGCGTCTTCTCTTGGAACTGGGTTTAAAAGGTACTGAGCATTGAAATGAGAACTACCTTGCGACCTCTTTAACTCTTCAAGCTGTTTCCAACCAAGTCTTGTCGGAAAAAGTAGCTTTCCCTTTCCCCACTCACCCTCATAGGCGGGAAGTTTAAGAATTGCAAAATCCTGACCTACCCCTGACTCCTCATCTTCAATCCACGAGTATAAATCTGACAAGTGCCACGTTGTTCCAATAACCAAGATTTGTTTTCTCCCATTTATGG